GGACTTACTAAAGCTTTAAATTCTCCCAAGCCGAGATATATGAAGATATATCTCGGGTTACGGGTTCCTTCCATTCATTCTTCATAATACTATCCAGCACAGAATTATCAAAATTAAGTTGTAATGACTTAATTAGATCATTTGGTGCCGTGAAAGTACTTTCAGTAGTTGAACTACCGTAGTAAATTTCATGAGTATTATTAAGAATTCGAAAACCACCTCGTATTATAGAACCGATAGTCATTAAAGATTGTATTTTGTTACGATCTTTATTGAAAATCTTCTCTATATCGAGATCTTGGATTTCTTTTGATGCGTTATGTAAAATAACATCATCACTTAAATCCCAGGTTTGAACAATTAATCAAGATTGTTTAATGGTATTATAAATGGAAAGGAAAATAGGATTATCAGATAATAAATTTTTATCAGTAATATCAAATTTACTTAAAAGTAAATCTGGATTATTAATAATATTATTATTTATTTTTCCAACAATCCCTGCCATTCCTTGTGAAAGAATTCTTTTATATTCTAAAAGAGCTACTCCTTCACCAGGTATAGGATAATCATCATTAGTTACTAATAGTGTAAATAAATTTCTTAATTTATCATAACTATAGTAACCAAAGTCGATATCCAATGACAGTGACAAAGCTTTGATCATTATAAATTTATTCTTATTAATAGTAATAAAAATCTTTTCTTTAGTCGAAGATATCCTTTTGGATATTCTTCTTTTAATTGAAGACTTACTACTAATAACAGTAAATTTATAATAAAGTCTAAATAACAACTCTACTAAAGAATACTTACTTAAGTACAGATTGTTCTTTATTTTGAAATAATCATATAAAATTATGAAAACCACTTGTGGATTTCTAAAATTATGGATTATTCCTTTTAAAGGAACACCTGTTATCTCAATCTTGGAGAAAGGCTTTACCCATCTTTTTGCAAATTCATATGTATCTTTTGATACATGTGTTTTGTTTAAAGATACTTCAACTCCTAATGAAGTTAAAACAGAAATATATCTTTTAGCGACTTTATCATTTTTAATAACGATATCGTCACCTAATAATATATACTGTTTAAAATCTTCATAACCTTCTAAAGATGCACAAAAGTGCACTAATAGATGGTGAGTTAAGGTAAAAACAGCCCAAGAGGAATAAGTACCCATTGGTTGACCTGTCGAATATTTGACAATGTCACCCTCTGGTGTAGTAAATTTTCTATTAGATAACAAATAACGTCAACTATGTGCGAATTTTTGATTAAAAATTCTACAAAGAAGACGCTGTTGTAAATCAATAGGAAATCTATCAGTTGCACTAGACAAATCCAAGGATCAAAAGCTATGTTCATTTTCCTCCCATTTATGCATTGGATCTTGAGTAAAGGTTCTGTCGCAAGTATTAAAACTAGATCTTAACATAAACAAAATTATGTTATGGATTGGTTTTAAAAATAATTGGGTATAATAGTCAGAAATGGCTATTATTCTCAGTTTTGCTTCAGGATCTTTAACAAAACTTAATACACCATTAGTCTTAGACTTTTTGGCATATAAGTTATTATCCCATGCATACTTGTAGGATTTAGAAAAGAAATCCGCTCCGGCTTCATCAGTAATATTAAAAATACTCTGCATCTCCTCATAACTATATTGTAATAAGTTATGATAAGATGTTAATGTAGCAGGTCCATCAGGACCAGCTTTCATTGAGAGATATAATAATAATTTACTGAAG